AACTTTTCTGATGTTCAATTTGAAGTTAGCACCTTTCCAGAAGTCAAATGGATTTACTGGTTTCTCATCTTCAAACGCAGGTTGCATTGCTTCTGTAATTTTATCAAATATCTTTTTACCAAATTTGAATAAAAATGTTTTACCTTCTTTTTCAGGATGCTTTGGATCTGATATAACAAGGATATTTGCGAAGTAAGATAATTTTCTTTTTCTCTTTCTAGCAATCTCTTTGTCACTATCTAATCCAGTATTCCAAAGTCTTGTGTTATCTTCTGACACAGGATCTTTTTGACCTAAAGTAGTCAATGAGTTCTCAATGTACCAACCACCCATATCTTGGAATGCATGTGACCATACTCTCTGCCAAGGTAAATCTTCTCCTTCAACAGCTGGTAAGAATCTAATAACAGCATAACCGTTACCTGTCTTATCTAGTTCTGGTTTCCATAATCTTTCGTCTTGATATTTTGATTTGTTATTTTTATTGTCCTCAGGACTGAGGTTAGCCTCAATGGCTTTTGTAAGTGTGTCAAAGTTACTTGACGATTGTTTTAACGTATTGAAATCCATATTATATCTCCTTTGTATGTATTTTCGTATTATTATATTTGTGTTTCCTGTTTAATCGGAATCATTATTATTTATACTTGTATTATATCATGCTTTAGCAAATTTGTCAAGTGTATTTTGATATGTAATATACTTAACATTCTTACAGGCTTTCCACTCATCTATATTAGAACTGACCTGGGTTGTACCACTATTACCATCTGGATTAACTTTATAGAAAGTCACTTGTGGGTGTTCTTCCATTAGAGTTTTCCATTGACTAATCCAATTTACCGGTGGAGTAGCTTCGTTCTCGGGTAATCCATAAAATTTTGTACCTTTGTACATATTATTGAGCTGATAATCATTACTAACTAAATCATGTCCAATTAAATATATCTCTTGTAAATCTTTCTCGTTAATTAACGCAACTCTACCACTTGAAGCACCACAAGCATAACCTCTATCGTCTTCACCTGAAACTAAATCATTTAGACAGTTTGCTTTATCATTGTCACTAACCCAACTCACAAATGTACTTGTATGGTTGACTTCTTGTTTTGTAATTTCTTTTGTAGTCTTTAGTACGTTCACAGTACCAGCTAGATTAGAGCCATGAAATACAAACTCTTGTCTATCACCTCTGTCGTTTTCTTGTTTACTTGATTCATGTTTGTTTAGTACTTCTTTATCTGCGTCACTCATACTTCCATAAACTAATGGTTCATATGACATACCAGGTACTCTGGTCCAGTTTCTAAACCAAGCTTCATTCTTATCACAATAACCACTTTGGTATATCTCGTGCATGATACCTTGGTCTACAGATATCAATACGTCTGGTGTAAAATCTCTATACAAAGCATTACAACCATAAGTCTTACCCTGCGGCTTAAACATATTCAAGTCTAATAGTTTTCTACTCTCACCATTACCTATACAGAATACTTTACTTACTGTCATTTACAAATATCTCTTTCATAATCAATTTACATGCTGTTTCATTAAAACTTATGAATGGTTTTAGTCGGGTAATCTGAGATGCGATATCAGGCCAGACAAAAGTTTCTTTAATTTCTTTATTCCAATTCTTAGCAAACGCAAGGACGTGATCCAATACGATGGCGGTTTGGTAACTAATTTTCTTTTGAATAAGTAGTCGTAAGATTCTAGGATGCTGACCTTTAGGACTTCGAAAGCCGTCATCAAAAGAAAGACCACGACCATGAAGATCATTAACAATAGCATTACAGTCACTTCTAAAATGGTAGGTAAATGACTCTTTACGTTTCTTATAATCCAAGTAAACATCTGTACCATCATTTTGTAACAAGTTTCCAATCCACTTCTTATTACTTTCCAAGAAGTTTGAAACAAAGTAATCCAGTATTTCATCTTTTCCATATCTTACACTTAATTTGTGAAAAAAGTATCTATCTTTTCTCTTTGTAAAACTATCCATTGTTGCATTAACTTTACCTGCATATTTAATGTAGTCATAAGTCTTGGTAGTGAAGTGTAACTTAACTCCAAGATAAACTTTATATACATCATAACCACCATACATTATACCGGTAACACTCCACCTCTAGGATATTTTAACATTCTTAAATTTGTAGCTTCTGCTTTAATTTTTTCTTTTAATGATTTTGAAACTAATGGGGATACTGTACTTTCATCTATACCATTGTCATGGCAATAAAGAAGTACTGCCTCCATATATGTAATTCGTTTTTCTCGTACAACTGTTTCAATCTTTAAACTAAACTCTTTACTATTCATTATATTCCTTTTGTCAATGGCTTCCACTCTCGCTTCCACCATTAACTGTTGCAACATTATTATTTAGACCTTAGCTTTATTTTGTTCTTCATAAAACTTATAAAAATCTTGTATGGAAGTACCTAACTTATCTATGTAATCTTTCTTTTCTTTTACATATGAAGTAACACTACCATCTTCTCCAGCAAGTAAAATAACAACTTGTTCGATTGGTGTACCAAAAGTTTCTTCGTACATCATAGCATAAGCTGTTGTTTGTAGGAAGTAACTTTCAATCCAACTCTCTTGTCTTTCTTTGTTTGCTGTTTTAAAGTCTATTACTGACAACTTACCGTTGTATTCAGCAATACAGTCAACTTGTCCTGCGATGGTCAACTTCTTACTGTACATGATTGTTTCTAAACAATGGATATTGTCAAGTTGATCTACGTATGGTCTTAATAGTTTAAACAAGCCTAAAGGTAATACACTTCTCTCACTAGGAGTTTGATTCTTAATGTATTGTTCAATTAGGGTGTGAGTTGCTGTACCTCTCCTTGAGGCTCTATTCATTTCCCACTTGGCAACATCTTCGCCAATACTATCTCGCCATTTTTGTAATCCTGCTTTCTTTTGGATACCTAAAACAGTTGTGACAGATGGATATGCTTTTCCATCAATTTCGTAAAATCTAAACCCATTTACATTTTTACCATGGGTTACTGGTAAGTTTGTCTTATCTAAATTTATAAATTTAAATTCTTTTCTAGCCATAATATTTCACCTTCATTTATTGTATCATTATAATATATCATACTATGGGCCTTTTGTCAAGTCTTAAATACCCTTTTTAGTGTACATATCATTTATTTCATCACGTTGTTTCTTAAATTCATCATTAATAGGTGTAGGCTTTCAAGTAGATAACGCTGAAATACGATCTCTTAATCTCTCTGCTCTTACACCAACTTGTTTTGCCCAACGGCTGTCCATCATTTCAACAGCGGCTGTTGACCAATTGCCATCATTGACAGCTGCTACAAACTTCTTAAAGTTTGATAATCTTGGAGCTCCCATATTAAAGCACATATTTACAATCACTTGTTGTGCTTCTTCGTGTAGTTCATCTAAATTAGGAAAAACCTTTTTAGATTCAGTAATATAAGTTTCTACATCTTTATCAAATACTGCGTTAACTCTTTCCTCAGAAACAGGATAGCCAATTGCTGCTCCATATTCTCCGTCATTAGCAGTAACCAGGTGACCAATACCAAAAGTTTTGTAGCCTAAATGGTCGTCATAGACTTCATACTTAACTCCTTCGTCAATCTTCAGTTGTTCCCTTACTTGATTAATGTTCATTTCTTATTATCCTCTTGTTAGTTTTAATAACTTATCTATTTGTGCCTTAATTATTGGCTTTCTATTAGGCCAATGAATATATGGCTCATCACTCTTACCTAAATTATATAAAAATGGTAATACTATCTTTTCAATTTCTTTAAATCTTGCAACTGTATCTTCATCAGATAGTTCTTTTGTAACAGTATCTTTTTCAGCAACAATCTGCATGACCTCATTCATCATTGCTTTGATAGATGAAACATCATCTTTAACTTTTGCTATTTCTAAACTTGAATTTTTTATTAAACTAAGGTCAACGTTAGATTTATCATCTGTTTCAGGCTTAGAAGAAACTGGAGTGAAACCCCAATCCTCATTTAAATCAAACCCTCTCATATAGTCTGGTATATCTTTTGACATTATTTATTTTTACTCCTATCTCGTATTCTTCTTTTGTTTTTTTGCATTGCTTGTTGTGTTTTGATTTCTTTGATACCTTTTTTACCGTATCTGTCAGCAAGTCCACTTTGTGGATGTGCTTCGGCGATCCTTTGTAGGTTTTCTTTCCAACCTGAATCGTGTTTTATACCACCTTGTTGTGATACTATATTTAGTACCTGAGGAACCTGGGTAATGGACTTATTCTTGTCCATATACTCTTCCATCTCAGAAATAGACATCAGTTTAGTAAACTCTCTACCTGATTTTTTGTTTCTAAATGTGTATATTGGCATCAATTAATACTCACTCTTTTTCAATTTTCTTCCATAGTTAGGCCACGTAAAATTATCTATTGACTCTCCACAATATCTCCAACGGATCTCACCTGTACTCCAATTTCTTTCATATATTTTTGCAGTCTTATCTATTTTAGGTTTACCTGATTTATTATTAAGTTTATCTAAATGTTTAAAATCATCTGGGTGTGTCATTATCTTCTATCCCTCTTAACTTGGTTAATACCATTAATTATACGCTGAACTATGTTATGTTTTCTAACATAGAAAACTCCCAAACCTAGTAAAGGCGGCATTAAAAATAATAAGAACCCGTCCATCATTTCTTTTTGTTTAGTCTTTTCTTTTTCTTTGGTGCCTTACCACCCACCCATGCTTCATTAACATTTTTGGTAGATTTATTATCTGCTCTGTATTTACCTTTTGATCTAGCACGTTTAGGTGTTGATGTAAATACGTTTCCTAATTTCTCAGTTATAGTATCTATACATCCTAAAATTTTGTATATATATTTGTCCATTTTTTCTCCTTATTCTATTTCTGTTCTTACAATATGTTTTCTTAATGCTCTTGTAAGTCTTTCTATGTTATCTATAATATCAATAATACTCTTATCAGTAATATAGTGTTGTTTCTCTTTTAACTTATCATATTCTTTTAATGATATTTGAACCATAGGACTTGGTGTTACCTCATTTTCATAAGACCTGTCGTGGTCGTGGTCTTTTTCGTGATTAGGTTTACCCATTTCTCCGTCTAGTGCTTTTTGTTTATCATCACTCATTATCTTTCTCCTTTGTTATCACTTTATTTATCTTCGATGGTGCTGAAATAATATCACCAGGTTTTATTTTAATAGGTCCAATAGAAAATAAAGTTTCACCAATACACCCATTTAATAGTATTAACATTACTAGCATCATTAGTTTCATAATGTTATTTATGTGTAACTAAATTGATTGGTTTATCAATTGGCATACCACATCTATCAAACCATCTATCATCTGTAGTCACCATAACATGACCTAGTGTACCATCATCTAACTTGATTGTACGTTTATCTATCCGTCCACTGTACTCTGTGCCATCCTTGTTAATTAGTTCAAGGTCTTTATGTAAATTTGTATAGATACGATCTATATAGATTATGGTACCTTTGTCATCTGTACCATACTCGTTAGAAACCATAAGTGTTTTCATAGTTAAGAACCACTACCAAACCATTTAGGCCAACCAGCAGGTGCAAGATTTTCAGTATTCCTATCATAACTTCCTTTACCTTTTTTAGCTTTAACTATCTTTTGTCTAAACTTTGGAGTTCTAACTTCTTTGGCAATAGGATTTGGTTTCTTTTTAGATTTCATTTGATATTGCTTCTTTAAACCAATCTGGCATTACACCAGGAGATTTCCAAGTGGCCAATTGTTGTTTTTTCTCTACATAATATTTTCTATATGAACCCACAACATCACCCGGTATTTTACATTCATCTGGCATTGCTGGAGTTGGGTCTGTTAGTAATTTACTTAATGATATATTCATTGGTGGTCTATGTAATATAGTTTTTAATTTTCTAATAGTCATATGATTTTCTGTATGATTATATCTTCTTTTAAATTCTTCATTTAATTCAAGCATATGATTGTATAACCACATATAGTTATAAGCAGATTGCATAACCCATACTGTACTTGGGTGGTTTACGTGTGAAGCTTTATAGATAATGTTTTCGTTTGTTTTATTCTGTAGACGCCATCTTTTGATATTTCTACCATTAGCAGTTTTATCTAGGTACTGTGTACCATCTAATATTCTATGAGCAGTGGATAACATTTGAGCAGACTCGATAATCATTTTGACTACGTGTTTATCACAACACATTTGAGCAGCAATTACAGGGTCTTTATCTAAATAAAAAATATTCATAATATAGTACTAATATAACACATTTTTATGCATTTGTCAACCTTTATTTTTTATCATTCCAATCGTAAATTTGGTCTAATTTTACTTTGATTTCGTCAGGAGACATACCTTTGAAGTCCCCCATTTTAGCCATTAATTTCTTATAATTTCGTTGTTTTCTACCTAGTTTTAATAATTTTGCGTGTTGTTTGTTTACTTTACCCACTAGCCATTCTTTTTGCTTTCTTTGAGTATGTTGTTTTTTATCTCTCCACTGTCTTAATGATATATTAGCGGCGATCAATAGAAGTACTGCAAGTGGGTCAAATACAAATATCAATACCAATATAACCATTCGTACTGCATTGTCAAAATTATCCTCTGCATTCTCACCATAAATGAGTTCAGCAACATATTTGATTGGTCCTACTTCAGCATCTAGTTTATCTTGTTGTAAGTTTAAACCAGCTTTCTCATTGGTCAATCTACTAATCTTGTCACTAGCATTATTAATTGCTGTGTTTAATAAGTTTCTTTCTTCTTCTTGCTTCTTACGTTCTTTTAATCCTCTTGTTACAAATTCTTTCTCAATATAAACATCTAATGCTTTATCTAATTGATCTAAAGTCTTTTGTGACCGATCAATAGTCTTTTGTTGTTGTGAAATCTGGCTGTTTAATAATGAAACCTTAATGTTATTACTTGAAGTAGGTTTAACTTGATCTAGGTGTGCTTTTGATAGGAAACCAAAGATACCCATTGATGTGATAAAGATTAAAATAATGATTGCTATGAATAGATAAGTCTTTAATAGTTTAGGTACATCTTCTCTCCAATTATGATACAACCAACTAGCCGCTACAAGTTTACCAACTTCTAGTGCTGAACCCATAGCAATAATAGGTAATGTGGCTCCAGCAAACAATGTTGCTAGACCTATAATGGAATATCCTGCAGCAATAATTGATATACAAAGTGCAGATATGAGTGTTATTAAAAATAAAAACATACTCTACTATTTAGTTTCTAGTTTTCTTATCTTTTTAATTATTCTTATAACTCTTTGGTCATAATCTTTAGTAGTTGAAAACTTATCTAAAGTTTTGATTAATACAATTGAATCTAGTTGTTTGTTATTCTCTAACATTACTTGTCTTTTATTTCTAAAACTTTTGTAAGCACGGTGTTCATTTAGTAATCTAAAATATTCTTTTACACTATCACATTTACTACTAAACTTTCTTACACCCCAACCTGGCCATTTCTCTACACCTACTAGTAGTAAGTGTGGCGTTGTTTCAGTAAAGGTTCTAATACCAAATAGGTTGTTACCTTCAGTTGCAAATCTACTCATACCCCAACCAGACTCTAATGTTGCCTGACCTATAACCATTTCATAAGGTACTCTCTTATCTTTAGGTGTTGTGAAGTTAATATAGTCTATGCACTTGTGCATTGCTCTTACGAATTGCATATCATCACTATAAGTAAATTCAGGTTCTCTTAAATCTAAATCTTTAATTTTTTCTAGGTAAAACTGTTCTAGTTGAGCAGTTACAGTAGCAGTTGACCATTTGTTAGGTTTAAATGTACCGTACCAGTATGCTGAAACACAAAGAATACCAACTGCAAAAATGATCTTCGTCCACTTCCACGATTTGTCTAGCACTTTGTCCCAATTTATTTTTTTCACTATCTAACCCTTGCAATATATTCGTAACCAGTCCATTCCACACCATCTTCATCTGTAAACGATGGTAGTTTAGATTGGAATAGATCAAGTATATTTCTATATTTTAACATTGATTCAAATATTTTTTCTGATTGTATTTCTGTGTAATTATCTAATACATCTTTTCTAAAATTACCTGTATAATAAATTTTTGATGTACCCGGTAAATTAGATGGTTTGCTAAGTTCTTCAAGTATTATTCTTGCTTCACCTATACGACCTTTAAGATAGGGGTCTAACTCTTTACTTTTTTTTCTCACTGCATTCATAATATATCTTTCAGTTATAACTCAAGGCCAATTGCATGTAATCTAGGTTTAAAACTATAAAATAGTTTATTGTGACTACCAGTATTACCTACATTAGCCATTTGATATAGGTGTACCATTTCGTGTCCTAACGTATCTACAAATTCTTTTTTGTCATAGTATTCTGGTAACATTTCTAAATAGAAGACTCTAGTTCCTTTTCTCTTCCATTCCCAAACTACTACTTGACCTAAACATTTAAATCTTTTATCTCTAATCTTTTTAATTTGAATATCATTAAAAGGTGACAATACATTTTTAAATACCGCTTTGTTGATTAAGTTAAAATAATATTTAATATCTTTATAAGTTGTTTTATATTTTTTTCTTGTTGATAATTCTCTCTTTAAGATTTTTTTAACTTTTATTCTATCGCTCATTGTAATTAATGTTTCCTTTATTGAGTTTATTAACATATAATATAATATTATTTACAATCGTCTTTTATATCAGTATCTTCAAGTAATTTACATTTGTATTGTAAGTCAGCTTGTAATCTCAAATCGGTGGATATAGCATCCAAGATTGCAGGTAAATACGCTTGTAGTAAGTTAAGCGATTCAATGGCAAATGTATGTGCCAACTTCTGCATTTCATATTCTAATAGTTTACTAGTATCAACATTGATACCATTTACCTTAGATTGTATAACGTGACCAATTACAGCTTTCTCATACTCGTCAGCCATAACAGAGTTCATAAAACTTGTTAGACCAATCCATAATGTAGCTAAAACTATTGTTAGTGTTATCAAAAACTTATTCATAATATCCTCTCTTTCATATTTATATAATACACCATAATAGACTGAAAGTCAACAAGTATTTTGCGTTAAAATCGTAGAAAAATCAATGATTTTGAAGGGAACAAAGGGTGAACAGAATGTCACACCCCTTGTTTTAGTTCGATTCGTTATATTCCGGCAGTTTCTATAACTGTTGGTGTGATAAATTGTTCATTCCAACCAAAGGCTTCTTTAACCATATCTGCAGTCAACCCTTTGTAAGTTTTGTTTAAACATTTGTTCTTAACATCTATCAAAACCTTTGCTTCTTGTGAAGATAAGCCTTCTAACATCTGAATAAACATAGTTTCTTTTTGTAGTTTATTAGTTGAATTATCAGCTCCTTTAACAAAACGCCATAATCTTTTATACTCGTTCATTAAAATAGAGTGTTCAGTTCCTTCTGGCGCATCATTTTCAATAAAGGGTGGTGTTCCTTCTGGTAAATCCCATTCTATGTTAGGATCAAAGCAACCTTTCAATAGTTGTTTTATTGCAGCAGTATTGTATTGCTTCAAAATTTCTATCTTCTTTGGTTTATCTTTTGCGTTATTAATCTTTAAAAAGATTTCACTTACTAAAAGTTGTTGTGAACCTCTAGTTGAACTCATATTTTCCATAGCTCTTTTAGAAATGAGATGTGGATTTTGTTTTATTTCAGCCATTATATTTCTCCATGCATGTTATTAAAAGTCATTTATATTTTCAATCAATGTCTTTAGTTTGTTTTCTATAAAGTACGTTAATAACAGCGTCCTATTATTTACTTTATAGTTATCATATTTAGTTTTTATATCACTATATATATGACCTGGAATTTCGCCCAAGTCTATTAGTTTCTTATTTCGTTCATAATACTTTTTAGTTTCTGAACCCAGTGGTATGTTCTCAATGTCTGCCCATTCCTCTAGTCTTTTTTTATTTATTGGTCTTTGTTTTTCTTTTATTACGAATACGTTATCAGCACTTAATATGTTTGGTACACCATCTGATCTATCACCCTTAATAATTTGTTCTCTTAAAAATGTTTCTGAATCTACA